AGCATTAGTGCTAGTAGTTGGAACACCGGCTGCAGCAGCTTGTTGCTTAGTGTTTATGTCAGTCATTGCAGTTACTTCGGCTGCTGTTGGTGCAACTTCAGTATTACCATTGATCGCATCATTTACCCATCCAAATGGAAATCCAAAAGCAGTTACTTTCTTACCGAATAGATATTGCGCTAGTGCCTGACCAATAGTATCACCGCCGAAAGCTCCTAAAATTCCTCCTAATACACCACCACCAAGAGCTCCAAATGGTGCGAGAGGACCGGTCAACATTCCGCCTAGAACACCTCCAGCTGCGAATCCACCGAGGCCACCAAGTGCACTACCTAATGCACCACCCAATGCATCAACTTTTTCATCTATAGAACCTGGAGCAGCTAATATCATGCCAACATCTGCAAGACCTATCAACGCTGATATTGGTCCACCGGCTTTTAATAGTTTCATAAACGCACCAAGGCGTGGAGGAGTTGGAACATTTGGTATTGGATTCTTTTTCGCAGCCTCCATTATTTTCTTAAGTCCTTGTTTATCACCGACTTTTGTAGTGGTTGGTCTACCATCTGCACCAGCATAAACTTTATTTCCAGACGCTGACGTAACTACTGACCCAGGTTTTGCTAGTGCAGTAGCTGCAGGCGCGGCAGCAGCTGCAGCAGCTGAACGACTAGCGGCCGCGGTAGCAGTGGCCGCGGTTCCGGATGTAACCAATCCTTTTAATGCTGTAGCAGCTCCTTTGAATGGAGCCTTTAATGCTTTCAAAGCGAGCATAACAGTACCTTTAGGTTTTAACATTAAGGCGATTGTACCCGCTGTTAAACCTATGTCAACTAAACTCGATTTGAATCCTTCGTAATCACCTTCAGCTAAATTAGTAAGTCCAGTTATAGCACCACCAACAGTACTTTCAATGCTCCTCATCACTCCTTCAACTGTTGGCAACTTCAGACCAAACGACTCAATTGCTTCAACTACTTTATCTTTTGTTGGTTCTAAAGACTTTTTGAGTTTTTCTAGTTTTTTCTGGTTTTCTTCAGTTAATGAAGCAGCAATAAGACCACCAATAATACCGAACCTAGCACCAAAGATAGATGCAATTCCACCGGCTACCATGCCTCTTTCGACTGCATCTCCGGCTTCTGCCGATCCTGTGTATGCTTCAACTGCGTCACCAGCTTCATCAGCTAGCGCCACCAGCAATGCAGAACGTATACCACGGGCACCGATCAACTTAGCCAAGCCCATGGCGCCGCCGGCTGCTGCCAATCCACCACCGAATCCTAGTTTACTTAATAAACCACCGCCTTCATCTGATACGCCACCACCAGATTTACTTTCTCTTATCGTTTTAGCTTCAGCTTGAGATTTACTTTTCTCTCTTTCGGCCTCGAGATCATCACCACCAAAACGTTCTTGATTTTGTTTAATCAGTAGAGCGTTGAGTTTCTTCTGCGCAGACAGATTTTCTGCTAAGGTATCATTAGTCTTTTTGATACCCTGTGATAGATCCGCTAGTGTTGCTTCAGCCATGTTGTCCTCGTTCAGCTCGCTGCTGTTCTTTTTCTTTTAACTCATTAACTAACATTGCTAAGTAAATCTCCCTTTCCCATGGAACCATACTATCTAGGTCACTTAAAGAATAATTAAAGTTTTGCAGCAATTGGTAATTAGTCGTATAAAAATTCTCTAAGTTATCATGAGAAAGGTTAATTAAAAAAAATCGTCTATACCCCGCAATGTTCTTTTATTATCAGCTCCGCAATCTTTACATTTGAATGATACCTCATGTTCTAACTTCGGTAAGTCTAAGGTAAACTGTGCAATTTTATCAAACTGATCAGAAGTGAGAGAATCAAGGAAACCCATAATCTCTTCTTCACTTTCATCTTGCATACTAATCCGTTCATCTTCAGTTTCAACTGCATCTAGACATGATACAACCAGAGCCATTAGTTGTTCTGACTGTGTAGAGTCACCCATAAGTACATCATTCGATATAAAATGATCATAGTTAGGAAATCTCATTCTTACATTTATTTTATCTGTAAGCTTTATTAGATTATTAGTCTCTCCTACATCAATCTTAATTTCTTCTAAGTTGATTTTTATTTCATTTTGTGTCTCACACTCTGTACATGCAATCAATATTTCAGATGTTTCACCTACCGACTTTGCTCTAATCTGTGTAAACATATAGTCAACATCAAATGTTGATAACGTTTTTACATTGAGTGGTTCTTTCAAACATGATTCAATTGTATTAAGCATTGCGTTCAATATTTGTCTACGGTCTTGTGATTCATATGCAATCAATAATACTTTCTGTTCTTTTACAAGAAATGGTCTGTATTGGACTACTTCTTTTTTCGACGGTATAGTTAATTCATACTGTGAATTTTCATTCAATCGTGGTAATGCCATTTATAATTTACTCCTAACCAAGAAATTGCGAAAGAGATCCAAGGCCGGCAGAAGCCTGAATCCACTGTTGTCCACCACTCGCTCTTTGCCAGTTAGTGTAAGACAACTGTACATTTATTTGTACCAATCCATCTAATTCGTTTGTTAATTCTACTTGTCCTATTGTTGTAGGGAATGCGTCAATCAGTTCTACTGAATATACTGTGCCTCCGCCTAGTCCTACATTAATGTTTATTGGTCCTATACTCGTTCCTAAAGCTTTAATTGGTTTTCTTAACTGGTGTATCTTGACCGGTTTAGCATAGTCTCTTTTATATCCTACTGTCTGGCCAGTTTCATCTATTACTCTTTCTCTCCAAGCATCGAAGTATTTACGAGTACCATAATCATTGAGAGCAACAAATGATAAATTGACATCATCAACTGCGTAACCATAGGCAACCTTTTCAAACTGCATACCAGTTCTACGATCAAGAGTTAATAGTTGCTTTCCGGGTAATGTAGCAGAAGAACATAATAGATTTAGATTACCGCCACCCATATTACCACTCGTAAAGAGAGTGGTCAATGCACCAAGAAAACCACCGGAGCTAAATGATGTTGGTAGTTCAACTAAAAATTGGTTTGTTCGAGCAAAGCCAAGTTTTGACGAAGCTAGAGATTTAAGCTGATCTATATTACTCATATTGCTTTCCTTGATTGTCTATATACATTAGCAGCACTTGATTTTTCCCAACTCGCCGTTGGCAGGAATGTTGCAATCTCCCATTCAGATGCTGCAACTCGAGCAAGTCTTGATTTGACATGACTCGTTAAGTAATGTTTGAAACATGGTTGAAAGAATCTCATTTTAGATGAGGCTGTTAACATTTTATATGACATCTGAAACCGTGTGGTCTCATCATATTTCTTATTATTAGTAATATCCAACAATGCATCAAGGAATTTAGCTCTCAATATCGGTGGTAGATAATGTAAGTTCAAACCATAGAAACCCTTCTCTGCGGGTCCTACGATGATAGCCAATGGAAATCGATCGTAGAAGGGCAAAGTTTCTTTTGTCTTAGGATCATAGAAAAACATGTTCATAGATCCAATGAGTGGTTGCTGTCTATTCACAAGTTTAATTTCATCGGAGGACATCAACTCTGTCCGATTCACTCTACGTATAGTTTGGGCTTTACGCCTGAACCAATCCTGCGCCTCTTTAGTTCTAGGATTGATACCGGCTCTAAAAGCCTCGTAGCCAAGCTTTGCGAATAGATTACTCATACCTGTATTTATATCTTTTTCTTAGGCTTTTTACGATATGGTTTCAATGGTTTTAGTGGTTTAAGTTTACCGGGTTGGTCCTTCATTATCCCCATCGACTTGAGTGTATTCTCTGTCCAGATCTGGAAAGTCCATCCTCTATCCTTTGCAAACTTATTCGCAGCTTCCCACTTATTCATATTCTTTACATAGGTCATGGCTTCACCTATGTATCTTTTACTCTTATTAGGATTCTTTGGAACCTTAGTTTCTTTGTCTGGTTTTATTTCAACTAAGATTGTTTTGCCATCTGTAAAGTTTATTTTCAAATCAACGAAATATCTATGCATCTTCTTGTCTACATCCCAGAAATACGGTACCACAGTTTCCTCTGAACTCCAAGATTTAACAGAAGGATTGCTATCGCACCACATAAAGCATAACTTTTCCCAATGAGATCGATAAGTAACCTTATCAGGATCACCTTGGTACTTCTTTATGTTCGGTTTGTATTTGCCAGAATACGCCATTTTTCGTTATAAATAGTTCATATATTTCTTATTTATAGGACGTTCATATGGCACATCCCACTTACATTACGAAACCACCAAAGCGTGGCCGCGGTAGACAAGACGGACCGGGCGGAGCGTTAGAAGGACAAGATAGATTAGCATATTTGAAATCTAATTCACCTAGTGGAAACACAACTGATCTTAGAAATGCTGCTGAAAATACTGACTTGGGTGGAGTAAGTAAAAAACTTGGTTTATCCCCTGGTGCACTTGGTGGGCGCATAAAAGGCAGATTCTTAAATAGTAGACGTGGTGGAGCCAAACTTAAATACCCATTACACAATGAAGCAAATCATCCAGCCAAAATTAAATTTACTGCATATAAAGCAAAAGCATATACGATCGATCCTAAAGCGATTGCAGAAATCTGGGATGTACCACTACTTGGTTGGGGTGATGATAAAGCAAGAACACTGAAAGAAGCAAGAGCAGAAACAGAAAGAAGAGCAGAAGCTGAAGATTATGGTGATGGCGACTTTGGTCAAGGTACTGCTGGTTCTGATGCCGGTGGTAGTAAAACAACTGTAACAGTAGGAGGTTCTAGTCAAGGTGGTGCAAGAGGAAACATGCAATCCACTTTAGAAAATTACCAGAAACAAAAAAATGCTGAGGCCGCAGATGATGCTGTTAAAGGAGCAAATATACCAGATCAAACGAATATAGTTGCTGAGCCTGTACCCGATATTCCAATTATCGAATTATACTTTCCGCAATCATTGACATTTAATGATGACGTAAACTATAATCAAGTGGATCTTGGTCCAGCCGGTCTTACAGGCGTTGCAGCATTAAATGCAGGTAAGTCTTTATTGAACGCTGTCGGTAAAGGTATTAGCGAAGGCGTTGAGTCTATATTTAATCTGGCAAGAGGAACTATGACGAATGAAGCAGCACAAGTCGCTGGAGCTCGTGCAACTCAGTTTATTCCTAGAGAAGGTATACGTGCAGCGATTACTACAGCAACTCAGACTGGTATTAATCCGGGAACGAGGTTGCTCTTTGATAAACCAAATATTCGTCAATTCTCATTTACGTTTAAATTGATTGCTACATCTGCACAAGAAGCAGATCAGATAGAATCAATCATCAAAGTATTTAGATCTGAAATGTACCCTGAAACAATTAACATCGGAGCTGGTATACCGGCCGGTTATACTTTCCCTAATATGTTTAATATTGAATTTAGTATGCGTGGATCTAACATGAAAGTTCCAGAATTACATCATTGTTATTTAAGAAGTGCACAGGCTTCTTATAACGCGACTTCAATGACATTCCATCCTGATGGTCATCCTACTGAAGTTGATCTTACTTTAATATTCCAAGAATACAGAGCATTAAGTAAACAAGATGTTCAAAGGGGTTACTAATGCAGTACTTCAATAAATTTCCACGTGTTTTCTATGTGTTTGGTGATCAAGAAGCACAAGGTACGGGTAAAGTATCAACTGAATTAGTGCAAGACATATCAGCATACTCAGATATTTTAGATAGAATATCAGATAATATTGCATTCCATACTTTTTATGATATACAAGAAGGTAATAGACCAGATCAATGTTCTTATGATCTTTATGGTTCACCAATATATCACTGGACATTTTTTCTCTTAAATGAACATTTGAGAAAGCAGGGTTGGCCGGTCACTAACGAAGAAATAATTAAAAGAGCTAAAACAGACTTTCCTCACTTTACTTATACTACCAAAGATTCACTTACAAATACACATAAAGTAGGTGAAACGGTAGTAGGTGCAAACACCGGTTCAAGAGGGACTGTGCTTCGTAGAAATCTAGATCTAGGACAAGTTACTGTTGATTCTCAATCTGCATTTTCTGTAGGTGAAGCTGTGAGTAACGTGTCTGCGGCTATTACTACGACTACAGTAACCACATCCGGCGCTGCACAGGAACACTTATCTGCACATCACTATGAAAATGCAGATGGAGAAATCGTGGACATCGATCCAGCAGTTGGACCAGGAGCTCTACTCACTGAGGTGACACATCTAGACAGATACATAAAAGAAAATGATAATCTAAAACAAGTTAAAGTTGTAAAACCAGATCTTATTAATCAGGTTGTTTCACTGTTCAAACAGGCTATTAATTCATAATGTCAAGTAATACCGAATCAGTAAAGGGCTATGCTCTTGAAAGTGTAATAATCAATTCTTCTCGATTTTTAGACGCCGGTGGTCTAGAAATTATGGGGAGTGTTACTGATATTGAAATTTTCGAGAACCTCGAAAACAATTACCTTACCGGTAAAATAGCTATTACTGATTCTTTTCGTATGTTCGATAGACTTGACTTTCAAGGTGCCGAAACAATAACTATATTATTAGGACAATCTGAGAATCCTAATCTACCTAAATCAATTTCAAAAGACTTTATAGTACACAAGATTATTTCTGCAAAGAAGATTAATGAAACATCTGACGTTATCTTTTTGAACTTAATTGAAATATCCGAATATCAATCTAACTTAATCAATGTCAATCGTGCGTATAAAGGTAGTCCGATTAGTATTATGTCGGCTATTACAGAAGAATATCTTGGTAAAAGTATTAGTCAACATACTTCGGCAGATACTTTTCAAGATAAAATGAAAATGATTATCCCAAATCTTTCACCACTCAGAGCACTTAATTGGATAAAGTCACGTCTTACTACAATCGATGGATTGCCAACATACTTGTTTTCTACATTTCAATCAGATAAATTATTCTATAGTGATCTGAATGCTATGCTTTCACAGCCTCCTATTAATCCAAAAATGCCATTTCTACATGGTGCTGCACGAGATTTTTCTGAGATCACGACCTCTCAAAAGATGATTCCAATAAAAGCATATTCATTAGAAAACAATGACGATATGTATAACAGAATACGAGAAGGTGTAGTAGGAGCTAAGTATTCATACTATGATAGTTTAACTGGTAGATACAAGACACACTCTTTTGATGTTCATGCCGATGCAATATCACAATTACAAGTAAAAGAATATGAAAGACCAACATTTGCGAGTAACTTTGAAATGGATGGTCGTACATTACAATCTTATGAATCAGAACATATAGCACAATTCAATACGTCCGGTGCCTATGAAGATGGTACGAGCAAATTTAGATCTATTGATCAAGAGAATGAAGCTTCAGATTATAATAAAAGAACTATAGGTAGAGCATTAAAAAGCTTTCTCATCAAGACACCAATTACAATTGTGATTGATGGACGTGGCTTTATATCCGGAGATTACCATAGAACAATAGGTAACACTATACGTGTATTATTCTTAGCTAATAGACCTAATGAAACAGAAGTCAAAATAGATACAAAGAAATCAGGTGACTATATAATATATGCAGCTAAACATACTCTTGCTGCAGAAAAATATCAGTTGTCATTACAATGTGTAAAAATATCTTCGTACAATGAAGATGGTATAATGGGGATGCTCTCATGAAGTATTACGGCGATAAATCTCGTTGGTTCATGGGTACGGTTGTCAACATCAATGATCCATTGGAACTAGGCAGAATTAAAGTAAGAATATTCGGTGTACATACTCATAATACATCTGACATTGAGGAAGGAGATTTACCTTGGGCTCAAGTTGTAGTACCAATAACTGAAGGTGGATCTTCTGGCCTTGGCACCAACGTTGGTATTAAAGTACAAGCTCAAGTATACGGTGTTTTTCTTGATGGTATGGATTCTCAATTACCACTCGTACTTGGATCTGTACCAAGATATGAAAGACCGGTAAGCACACAGAATCTCGATACTTCAGCATCAGTGCCAGATCAATTACAACATGATGAAAAAGTGCACTATCCACCCGGCATTGGTCCTATACAAGATAACAAGAATGTTGATGATGTATACTTAGTCGGAGCCGATAATATCGAGAAAGCATTTAATTTCTTTCTTACAAAAGAAGGTGGAGGATTTGAACCACATGTTGCCTGTGGTATATTAGGAAATTTCTTTATCGAATCCGGTGCAAACCAGAACAATGGAGATCTGAATACAGTTGCTCAGTCTGCACCACCCGAAAGATCCTTCGGTATAGCACAATGGAACTCGTCTTCAAATGCTGGTTACCGATACCAGAATCTACAAGCATTTGCTGCTCAACGTAACTTATCATGGACTAGTCTATACGCTCAATTGTTGTTTACAATAAAAGAACTTAATGATCACAAAACGTATTATAGATATGCAGAATTGAAGAAAGCCAAAACGATAGAGGATGCTACTTTTATATTCGAATCACGTTTTGAGAATCCAAAGATTAAAAAACAAAGAGATAGAGTTGAAGCTGCCGAAGAAATATTTAGGAGACTTTGTACGTAATGTCTATCATCAAAGATAAAGACGGTAAAGCGGTTAAAACTAACCAATTAAAACCTGTAAAACGAGGACCTCTTAAAAATAAACAGAAAGAGGTAAGAGAACTGTCAGCTGCAGAAAAGGCACAAGAAAAAGCACGTCAAAGACAGGCTCTTAAACTCTTCAGTGAAATGGCTTCAGGTTCTGCAACTTTCGGACAGACTGTTTCTGGTTTTATGTCACTCGCCGAATCAGCAAAACCACGCGGTAAGAAGAAAGATCCTACACCGTCAAAGATGGGAGATGGTGTACCGAAGGTTACAACAATTGTAGTACCAACCGAAAAAACAAGTATCGATACATTGATTGGTCGTACCAGTCGAGATGATGTAGTCGTAGATCAGATTATTGCCGATGGTAGTCCAAAAGGTATACAAAAAGCATTAGAAGAAGGTAAAGCACTAGCACCTTCAATTATTAAGGATGCTGTTAACAGCGCTAATACTGCAGCAACTGATCCAGTTACACAAGAGAAATTTAGAGAAGTAGGTCTTGATCCTCAAGCGGTTTCTGCACTAGTATCTCAAATTGACGCAGATGCTCTTACTGCTGTGGTAGAACCAGATCATACGATAGACGCTGCCAACGATGTAAAAGACATAGCCAAGAAACAGATGCTCACCTTGGATAATCCTTTCGGTTCATTTAAGAGTAAGATAGATGATGCTAAGCTTGGTGTGAAGATAGGAGATCCTGTGGCGCCGAGTAGTAATGTAGTCGGTAACTTACTTTCAAGATTCAAGGCAAATGCTGGTACTGCTGGCGGTGCTGGATTTGGTGCAATTACAGATGTGATTGAAGAAAACAAATTTGGTGCAATTGGTGTACCTAAAGCAAATATGATGGGGAATATCGCTGCATCTACTCAAGGAATAGAAACATTTAAAGAACTCGGTGTTGAGATTCCTGGTGCTATCGGTGGTATTGATCAGACAACCGGGATTGAAATACCTAACATAGTAGATGCAAAAGGTTTCACTAACTTACAGGATATACTCGAAGACGGACCTGTAATGAATACAAAGATCACTACACCAATTGCAGAAGTTGGTTCAGTTACAGCTCCTGCCGAGACTACAGCATCTCCACCATTTAAGTATACAAAGGTGCATAGCCTCGAAGAATTGATACTCGATTTGAAATCTGTCAGACGTCCATTCCATACTCTTACTGTCGAGTGGACTGGATCTGCAGCTGATCGTAAGGTAATACCAAAACAATTTAACGATATAATGAAGGCTTTTTATGATGCTATACCCGAGGCGAAGACACTATCTGAACAGAAAAAAGCGAGTCCGGGACACTTATTTATTGAAAAGGATGGTACTGTAACTCGTATGTTACCACTCGAAGAACACGGTGTCTATCCTCTTGGTGATCAGGGTGCAGAGGTTCAGAAGGTAGCGAACAACCTGTTAAAGTTTGGTGTAAATGTTATCTTCGATGCAGGACATTCTGTACCGGCAGGTGAGAAGTCGGCGACTACATATGATCCTAATTCAATTAATGACGAACAATATAAATCTTTTAAGATGATTGCCTCAGCATTCCTCCATGTAAAGCCCGGAGGTAGAGCACTCGGTTGGGATACTATCTTTGGTCCACATTCTGGTCCTGGATTCCATGTACCCGACTACATGAGGTTTCTTGGTGCTAGGATTGGTAAAAGATATATACCGAAAAGAAATCCAACTGCAGAAACAACTGTCGGTGATGCGGCTGATCGCGTAGATCTATCGTTCCGTATAACTCGTTTAGCATATGATCATGAGAGAAATAAATATACTGCAACACGAACAGAGTTCAATACATCTCAACAGTTTGATTCGATAACTAAGGCGATATCGTATGCTTACTTTCCTGAGTCGAGACACGATTTTGCAACAAAGTATAACGAACCGAATGTTGCATTAGTCAAGATACAGGAACTCGGAGTACTCAAAGGTGCAGTTGAGAATAATATAGTATTGCCACGTAATACGAATCTATATGATGAGGCGACTCGTCAGTACAAACTTAACCTTGAGGCATCTGCAGAAGCAAATGTAGCTGCAGTCGAAGATGGATTATTGGATGGAGAGTAATAATGCCAACACCTACTGATGAACAATTAAAAGCCAAAGTTGGATCACTGGCTGAGACTCAGGGTATACAACAAGATGGATTCTTTGATCCTGCTGGCCCGTTTCCTCGTAGAAAATACTCGGGTATTCAGACGACTAACCGTTCTGCACGAGGTATCGATGAAAACAAATTACTACTCGGTGGTGGTGATAAGGATATAGATCTCGAAATCGTAGACTTTGCGGCATCCGAGTATACTCAGAACCAAGTAAGAGAATATGCATCTGGCCATGTAACGGAGTTTGATGATACACCGGGTCGTAACCGTATATTGATTAAGCATTCTTCCGGTACCGGTATCGATATGATGCCAGATGGTAGTATCATTATCAATACAACTCGTAACATGATACGTATCGGTGCTGGAGACGAGAAAGTTATTATCGAAGGTGATGGTGAGATTGCATATCACGGTAACTTGAAACTCAAAGTAGATGGTGATTTTGATCTTAGTGTTGGTGGTGACTTTAATGTAGAGGTCGGTGCTGACCATGTCGAGGACATCAAAGGTGCATACCGCCAGGACATTAATAAGAACTACCAGTCTTTTGTCAATAAGAACGTTACGCAACAGATTACCGGTAATAAATCAGAGTTTATCCACGGCAGTCTCGATACAATGATTAAGAAAGATGAAACACATATTGTCGCTGGAGCGGTTGACTATAATACAAAGGGGATATTAAGGACTACATCTCAGACAGAGGCGATCCTTACTTCACCGAGTATTAACATTGATGCAAAAAGTCTTCTCGTTGCAGGGGACTCTGGTACCATGGGTGGTGAGAATATAGTGATGTATGCTCATACTGCACATATACCTAGAGTTAACGCCACATCAGTTCATGCATCTAATAGTGTACACGCCACTGTTGGAATGGAAGCGCCAACTTTTAATGGTAACTTATCAGGAAATGCTAGTACTGCGGGTACTGCGGGTACAGCTGCACTGGGACCAGCCGGAGGTAGTGCGCAGGCCACTGTTTCCTTGACACCTGCGACTAATAAAGATACCGTAAAACCGACTAATACGATTATGAATTCACTGATACATGAAGGTGAGATGGCAGCCAAGAAGATCAACCTCGATCCGGGTAATGTACTCTTTAACATGATAAACAGAGTTGCGGACTATGGCGGTGTATCGGAAAGAACACTCGATCTAGCTGAAGTAAGATCCAAGATAAGAGATATAGCGAATCAAGTCAATGAAACATTCATTGGTGCAGTTGTTTCTGAAGGTACACTATCACCCGACTATGGTAACGGAACACCGGCAGAAATAAAGAGAATTGTAAAGAATA